CTCTCGCAACCTCGCACCTATCATCGTCTCCAAATCTCTTTTCGTGGCAGTCCTTTGTTGTTCTAACCTGTTTTCCTCTTCTGACTTGATTTCCGCAGACTTAATTGCCGTCTCTAGGGCTTTCATCCGATGTAGCATCAAACGCCACGGCGACTTCTCTTCCGCTCTCTTTGCCGCTGGCGGCTTAAACTTTTCAACCACATTTTTGACCGCCTGTGCAATTTCATCGCTCTTATAAATTTTCTTAAGTTCGGAACGCATAACGGGCTCAACGGTCTCTTCCCAGTTTTTGACGATGCCGCTCGGGTCTTTGGCTCTAGCGATGTCTTCAAAAAACCTCGGCATATAGGTTCTCGCCACATCGTTGATTTTAGCCATAGCGGCGTTTACCCTGTTTTTAATTGTCTCTTCGTCCACTTTCTTGGGGTTAGCAAGTGCTAAGACTGCCTCGGCGGCATCTATTGCCAAGTGATGCGCAGTCACGGATTTGACAATATCCAGAGCTGCTGGGAGTGATTGGTAGAACAGCGACACGGCGTCTTCCCTAGCCCTGTCAACCCAAGCCATCTTAGCCTCGTCTGTCCCTTCAGTGGGAAAGTCTCCCGCCCTACGCTTTGCTTCGTCAACAGCAGTCATGCCGAGCCTTATGAATGAATAAAACATATCTTTCGCTGCTTCTGCGTCCCTTGTATAGAGCAGGTGCCAGTTAGCGAATGCTCTCGCAAAAGTCAAGGCGTGAAGCGCAGTAATAGCCTCAGAGCCTATTTCGTAAATATCCCTTCGTCCCTTGAGCCAATTAGCCACCTTCTGCTCCCAGCGACGATAGATTTCATCGTTCCATTCCTGCGGCGTCATCCCTTTTGGAATTTCTCCTTCTCGCTTCACCTTATGCTCTGACATCGCCTCCGCCTTTGCCTCTTCATACAGGCTATATAACTGAACCCAATCCTCCGCACGCCTTCTTGCCTCAGGCACAAACCTATCAAAATTCAAACCCCAATTCTCCATACTCTTTTTAAGCCTGAGCGACGCTTCAACGGGGATAGAAAGTGCGTCGGTCGCTAAGATTGTCACGCCTTCCTTTCCACCTGTTATTTTCTTTGAAAGTTGGTTTATGTCGGTTATGCCTCGGTTAAGGAGCGTGATGCGCGGAGCAACAAAGTTGAGCCAAACATCGCTTGCCATCAAATCTCTGGCAATGCCTTTAGCATATATGTTCTCTATGATGCCACCAATGAATGGATGTGAAAGCAGTTTTGGGTCTACTTTTTTTCTACCCTTGTAAATTTCAGTAATGCCCTCAAAAAGCCTCGGTGCATCAAACAGGGAGTTGATAATTGTGCCAGAGATAATTGCTCCCCACCTTTCAGGTCCCGATAAAGTTTCTGGGATACCACCGTATTCGTAAACCCAACCCGTGATAATAGACGATGCTATCTTGGTTGCACCAGAAACCGATGAAACTTTATCTAACAAGATTTTCCTTGCTGCTTCTGCGCCCTCTCTTTCTGCAATATCGTATAAGCCGCTAAGACCGCCGATACTTCGTAGCCTAAGCGAAAGCAAGCCCCTGAAAATTCCCTTTTCAACAAGGTGACCCGGGAACAGGGCTGCGTTTAAGGAATTTGCGATGTAGTAAGGCAACCTTTGACTAAACTTAACTGCGGAAATTGCGCCCGAAAGTCTAAGCGCAGCGTCTAAGTTGCCCGTTTCTGCCAACGCCGTCATGGCTGCGAAGTTTTTACTATCTTTGAGCGCCTCAATTAACGGCTTAGCTGCTTTTTGTGTAATTGTGCCTAAAACCTTACCAACAATTTGTATACCGAGCAAAGGCATTATGGATTGGTAATCGCCAAGTTGCGCCTCTATGAACCAATCTTCCAGCGGGACTTTCGGCGCATGCTTTTTAATTTCGTTGTTCATAAGTTCGTGAATTTTGCCGCTCAAAACGGATGCCGCAAACACTTCCCATCCCGCTTCCGTAGGCTCATATCTACCTTGCACTTTCCTGAGCATTTTGTCTAATCCTTGTGAAGCAAAGAAGTAAACCGCTTCTTCTCTAAACTTCTTTCTGAATTCGGGGTTGCTTGCAAGCCTCAATTGGTCTTGCACAATCTGAGGACCGAGCCATCGGTTCATACCCCTCCTAAGCCCTTCAAGCCAGTTCGCAAAGGAGATGTAGTAATCTTTGGCTTTGGGAATATAAGGAGCACCTGTCCCATAAGGGGCAAGTTCAGCGACACTGATAAGAATGTCTCCCAACATCCTCAAAGTTCCCTTAGCCAAACCGCCCCACAGGACAGAAGCTCCGGGGTTTCTTTGTATTGCGGCGATAAGGCTCTTAGCAGCCTCCCTTTCCACCATATCTTTACTCTTAGCCTTTTCTTTAAGCGATGCCACCATCTTCTCTTCTGCTCTTTGCCGCACCGCCCACTGACGATACATTAGCATTAAATCCGAAATAGAAGGAGATACCATGTGTTTGAAAAGTAAACCGTATCTTGTAAGCGGCACTACGGCTTCTTTGAACATTGTAGCACCCGCTTCCCATATGCCCTTGCCGATAGCCTCTAAGGTCTCTGCTACATTTTGCAATGCGCTTTTCGGAGCCTGAAATGCTCTCGCAAATTGCAATGTTACCTCTGTCTTAACCCTGTCAAAATCTTTCGGCTTGTTGAGCGTAGGTCTAAACTTTTCCGAGGCTGTTACAATCTGTCGCAATATCTGTTGTTTTTGCCTGTTAGGCAGGATAGACCAAATATGGGCAAGGCTACTATCTTTCTCCATCATGCTGCCCAAAATCAAAAGCGCCCCAAGATACGGGGTAGGCTCTTTGACATCGGTTGGAATAAGTTCTTCTGCTTGAGGGACTTCTTTTCGCAATATCGGAGACCATTCTCTGAGCGACTGGATGTTTGAAGAGGCAAGGACAACCGAAGCCTGAAGTGCATTCGGAAGGATAATCTCCTTAACTTTGTCCTCCGCTACTTGCCTTTGGGGGTAGCGCTGTCCGCTTATGACGAATTTTGTGGAAGTGGGAGCAACGGCTCTAATCAAGGGCTGTTTGATGCGCTCAACTTGACCCCTGATGTATGACATTGTTGAGGTCTGATACATTCTGACAGCGCCCACGAACGCTTCTGCCCTTCTCTTTTGGTCTGCAAGTTTGTAAACGACGCTTCCGACTTGGACAGGTCTTGGGTCACCCTTTGCGACAGCAGGGGCATAGGCAGGGGCATTCCAAGCAGCCATGTAGTAACCCAAAATCCACTGCCAAATGTTTTCTGGCATCTCCGAAATGTCTTTGGTTTCAAGATATTGGGCGAGTTGAGGGTTTAGTTTCTTAAGTTGCTCCCTTATCCTCTTGTCAACGCTTATGATGTATCGGACTTGGTTTCGGATGCGTTTTTCTATCTCCGAAGCGGGCATGTTTCGGGTAGCCAGTATGTCGTCTGGGAATTTAAGCCCTAACGCCATCACCTCGTGCTTTCTGGCATCGTTTATCTGAAATGCGCCGTAAGAGCGGGTCTTGTTGCCTTCTTGATAAACCTTGTAAGGGCTTCCGCCTTCTAAGTGAAGTATGTAAAGCCACGCCAACCGAGAAAGCGGCGGCAAGCCCGCTTGGATTGCTTCCTCGGTAAAGATGTTTCCGACAGTGTTAATGTCGGGTAGAGATTGCGTAAGTTGTTTCCCTTGCGGCATATCGCTCACCCTCCTATAAGCCATTTCCAAGCCCTTTGCCAGAAGGTATCCTGCTGCTTCCTCTGTCTACGACCTGTTTCTCCAGTCTTGGGCTTCAGGATTACTTGCCCCTTTGGCTGCGTCGGTGTAGTTGCTGGGACATTCTGGGGTTTGTTTTGAGGCTTTGTTCCAGTTCCGGGTTTTGTTCCAGTCCCCGCACCAGTTCGTGTTCCAGTTCCCCTTCCAGTCCCTGCTCCACCTTGAGGCGGTTGCCCACTTGGCGGTTGCAGACCCACACCGCCAGTAACTGCGCTCCAGCCTGTAGGCTGCTGTGTCGCACCACGAGTGCCTGGGGCAACCTGTTGACCGCCCTGTTGACCGACACCCTCGCCCGCCTGAGTAGCTGCTTGTCCACCTATTTGAATGTTTACAGGGATAGTTAAGTTGGGAATTCCTTGCGCTGCACCTTGCTGAGCAGCCTCGGCGGGTGCGGGGAAAATACCCGCAGAAGAAGCGATTTCATCCATCTTTTGATACCATTGCGCTGCTAAGGAAAGCAAGTCTTCAAGTTGTTTTCTAACTTGATTGTATTCTTGGTCGGTAAGTTCTCTCGCTTTCCCTGTTTTACTCTTAGCCATTTCTACACTTCTATTTTGAAGGAAGTTTGCGAAATTGGCAAGTCTCTCTCGCAACCTATCCTGCAAGTCTTCTAAGCCCTTACCGCCGTATATCATCATAATTTCGGGTCTGGCGGAAAGGTTAACAGTCTCTAAAAGCCTTTTCGCCATTCTAAGTTCGTCTTCGTCAGATAACGATTGTGAAAGCTGCTGTTTGTTCAAGGAGAGAAGTGACCTGAAATATTGTAGCGCAGAAGAAAACATTTGTTTAGCCAAATCAAACGAAAATTTAACCTTCCTCTCCTTCATCCTTTCTTGTAAGTCTCTAAGCCTTTGAAGCGCCAAAGTGTAATTTACAGGAAACATCTTCGCTTTCCTTCGTTCTTCTAACAACCTGAGTTTGTTGGGCGAAACATATTCTTTGAATTCCTTGCTTTCTATAAGTTCAAAAAAGTTATCCGCAAGAGATTTAGCCCATTGATGCCCTAACTTTATGATTGCAATCTGCGATTTCAACTCTATAAAGGGCTCTGGGTTGAACATTCCTGTCTCCCTCGCTACAGTGATAAGCCCGTCCAGCCGCTCGTCCATCTCGTCTAAGATTTGTATTTTACTGTCAAAGGTCAACATTCCTTTTTCGTCTGCCAAAACAGAAGCAATTGTCTTACCGCCGACATAGGGCGAAAACGAACGAACTTGCTTTAACAAATCGTCAACTTGTTTTGCGGGCGCCCTACCTAAAATAGCCAAGACACCACCCATAGACTTGACTGTCCCTGACACAAAATCACTAACTTCCTTGCGTATGTCGCCCACAGCCACCTTTACATCGTTTATTACGGTTTTGATAGTTCCGACAGCCCTTAAAAGTTCTTCTACACTGCCAAACCGACCCTCCTTAATCGCCTCCAGCGCCTCCTTTGCATTGTTTAAAATAGGCTCCACCCTACCCGCGTAGTGAATTCCAAACCTTGCGAGGTTGTTCTTGTCTCGCTCCAATATGTTTATTTCGTTTTGTAACATGTCAACATACATTTGTTGAAGAGAGCCTACATTCTGTGCAGATACGCTCGCTGTTTCATAAATATTTGGAGGCAATACTTCTTTAAGCAATTTCACTCTTTCCCCGACAGCGACTTTAACTTTTTCATCTGGCGGAAACCTCAACAGCGGCTCTGCCTGCGCTAAAACCCTTGCCAACTCAGCAGTGTATGCGGCTACAACCCTGTTATAAACGGGTGTCCCGCTAAATCTTTGGACAGAAGCCCAAATCTGTGTCGCATTTTCAAGGGTCATCGTGGGAAAACTTGAAATTAAATTTTCTGCGTCCGCTGCAATCTGTTCTTGTCGTCTTCGGTAAATTGTGTTGTGTATTGTAGCAGCGTCAAACAATGCCTTAGTCCTGAAACTCCACAGGTTTTGACGGTATTCATTCTCTGCGATAAATTCCTGCAAGGGTTCTATGAAGGGAACAAATTGCTTCATTATGGCTAAAAAACGCTCTGCGTGTTTAGGGTATCGCCACGCCAGACGCATCCACATCTCTGCGCCTCTGGGTGTCCTGATGTTAGCGTAAAAGTTTCTAACAGGCTGAGGCGCTTGCGCCAAAATCTTGCTTTTCAAATCCTCCCACGGCACCGGCGCACTTCGGGAAACAACCTTGAATATGTCATCAAACGAGGGCTCAGGGGCATAAGGGTTCTCTATAGCAGCCCTTATCCTTTCCATCGGCTCATCTCTAATTTCCAGCACAAAGCATCACCTCGCACTTTGAGTGTATAACGCCCAACTTAGAAGGTTATCCAAATCTGGGACGCCTGAAAGTTGAAATGGAGGCAAAGGACTGAAGGGCAAAACTACGGGGAAATATGAAGACCATGAAACTGTCTCTCTTGTTGTAGGTGGGGGTTCTAAAGTTTCAGGAGAGGATAATGTAAGTCTAGGTGGCGGGAAAACTTGCTCAAGCGCAGCAGACAAGCCTCGTTTGGGTCTGGCAGCAACGCTTTCTGCGAGCGAGGGAGTATGAACCGAACTCCAGTCCTTTGTCATTTCTTCAAACGGCTTCATAGCAGAAAGAGAAGTAACAAAGTTTCTAAGTTCTGGATACACACTCCCTATCCACTGCTGGAAAGCAGGGTTGTCTAAGAACGCAGGTTCTTGAGTAGCCATTTCCATAAGTTTTAGCGCCATATTCAGAACCTCAGCTCTGCGCTCAGCGAGAGCTTGTGCTATCTCCGAAATTGCCCCAAATATTGGATGTCTGGGATAAGGCGACAAACCCGATTGTTGCATAGCGCCAAGAAGCGTAGCACTCATAGGGTTAATCGGCATAAATTATCACCCCACTTTAGAATGTAATTAGAGGTTTGTCAAAGCGAATGATACCTGCACGCATAAGGTCTCCCAAAGTCCCTGCTGCTTCTTGAAGCAGAGAAGGTGCATACATCGGATATATGGGCGTTCCACCATACATACCACGCAAATGTTCGGCTATCCGCATCGTCATCTCCGACGGCACCGCCGCTATTCCCAAAGCGCCTCGGAAAAGTTCTGGCGTTGCCATAGCCCATCGTTGCGCCATTTCCTGTTGCCTCGCCATCTCCCTTTGTGCTAAATCTGCAAGCATAGACTGCCAGCCACGCTCTTGCTCGCCTGCGAACCTCGCCATTGCCTCAAGAATTGCACCCCCTCCACCAGTTCCCGCCGCTGCTGCCAACTGCTCGTGAAGCATCTGCATCTGCCTACCCAACTGCTGTTCAAATAAAGGACGCATTAAACCCGCAGTTTGGGATGCTACCGTTTGCCAGTCGGTTGGTCTAATAGCCTGTAGAGCAGCAAACTCTGCCAAATCAGATGTTGTCGCGGCTCCTCTGCCTGCGATAGCAGCAGGAGAATAGCCTGCCCACTGACCCAACTGCTGATATAAAGCGCCGCCTATAGTGCCTGCTTGACCGGGTTCGTAAAATGGTTGTAGCAACTGCGGCGTCCAAGTTTCAGGCGTTATTTTCTTTTGTTTACCCCCACCTGCTCCCATCGCCGTTAACACCCACGGGAAAACTTTGCCTGCCTTTCCTGAAAGCAACTTACCCGCAGTTCCCTTTCCAAGCAAACTCGTCAAGCCCTTCGTCGCAAGCGATTTTGCGCCTGCTCCAAACACCCCACCGAGAGCAAGACCGCCTAAAAGAGCCGCAGTCTTCAACGGCTTTTTGAGTGCACCGCCTACTGCCCGCTTTATTGCCTTTAAAGGTTTAAATCCCACGATTTATCACCTCGCATTAGTGCCAGAACACGAAGATACCGTGCCATACAATCCTTGTGCTTAATCCTACGCCTACAATTTTAGCCCTTATGTATCTCCCTGTTGCGTAAATTCCCTTTTCTTCGTCTGAGCTGTTTATACCCAAAGAGCCCAAAAGTTGGTAAGAAAAGGTGTTTGTGTTTGTAAGTTGTGGTAACGAGTGGGAAACTGCAACATAGATGTCCCAGTTACCTGTAATGTTGGAAGGTGAACCTTGTATCGTCCACCATAACAATGCACTGACAAGCGTCTTTTGTCCACCGGGCGGCCCAATCTCCGATGCGGGGATATGAATTTCTCCGTTAAATGATGATGTATCTCTCGTTTGGATGTCATCGTAAGGTAGCCTGAATTTGTAAGTTTTCGCAACTACATTTGTGTTGTCGTAAGCGACAAAGATTGGAACGGCAATCCTGTTTGTATCAGAGAAGTTGTCTATACTCATAAAAGTTCCGCCACTAGGTCTATCACGGCGATACCAAGCACGGTAAAGGACTTGATAAACCAAACAATGGTCGTTGTAATTTGACCCAAATGGAATACAGTAGATTTCGGCATCTATAGGATTATAAGACACGATAAAGTTGCCTGCATTAACGAAAGTGTTTCGGAAAGTCCTGTCTATGTTCTGGCTGAGCAACATACTTTCGTTGCCGCTAAACGCATACAAACCCGTCTCTATTGCGTAGATTACCATATTCACATCGTGAAGTAAGATAGATTGAACCTGTCGCTTGTCCTTTATCCTTGCAGGAATAGTGCTCAAAAACGATATGGCAAACGGGGTTTGCGGGTTACCCGTAAAAGCAAGACCGTAGAAACGGTTTTGGGTGACAATCAAGATATTTTCGCCAAACGGTAGAAACCTGATAATTGTGTCGTAGTTTGGCAAGTCCAAAGTCTGCAACGCATCCCAACTGTCTGGATTGTTCAAAGCGCTCCACCTAATCTGATACACTGCCCCACCCGAAGTGTTTACCGTGTTCCCGACAACTAACCTAAACCCCAAAGTTCCAATAGTCTCCGCTTTGGGAGAACCTGAAACTAAAACCCAAACAGGCGTTGTTGCGTTTGGGTCTAAACTGTAAACTCCGCCATATGTCGTATGCGGAACAGCCATATAGAACTTGTTCAGGAAAAAGGTAATGTCAGGAACTGTAGACAAAACTGTGCCCGACCAGCCAGAAGGAGTGACATTCAAAAACTGCCTAGTTCCACCCTGTAATCTGCTCATGTAAATTCTCTTTTCAAAAAAGTAGAAGTTACAGATAACCCCGTCGGGTCTGGCGATTGGAACTACACCCAGAAAGTTTCCCGGTGTGTCTGTTCCACTCCCCACGCTGTCTGAAACTGGGGCAGTCCAGCCTACTGCCGTCTCCAGACCGTCTCGGCACACTCTGAAGTTGTGCAGGAAACTTAGGCTTTGACCCTCCTCTCCGCCTAAAGGGATTTCCACATCAACCCATCCTGCTCTGGGCATCATAAACTGCCACTGCTGTAGGTCTGTCGGTCTCGTCGCTGGCATATCAAATCACCTCACGGTTGCGGAACTGCGGGACCGGGCATCGGTTTCCTTCTGAACTTGATATGCGAAAGGTGAAGCGTCTTGGCAGGCGATAAGACTTCCCTTGCCTCGTTGGCTTTCGCTTCCAAGAACTTTTCCTCTGCCAATTGCTTATACACCTGAACCGCTTCAAAGTCTCGCAATAAAGCATAACACCGATAGAGCATTTCGTAAAGGACATAATCTGGATACTTCCTCATCAACGAACTTTCGTATGTATCAACTATGCCAGCAATGGAAACAGGCGGCGTGGGATAAAACATTATTGAAATTTCGTATTGGTCTGTGTCCATCGGCGGGAAAATGTTCAGAGACAGCGCTGTTTCCTTACCCGCCTCAATTATACCTGAGTAGTTAGTCCACAAGTCAGCGGGGACGGCAATATAGTAAGCGTAGGGTATAGTCGGCGAATAAGTTGTGTTTAGGTAACTTAGGTTTCTCGTCCCAACCGTCGCAAGGTAATCGTTTTTGCTTGTAAGGGCAAATATAGGTGAAGCGAAAATCCTGTTCTTACCAAGCACCATAACCGAAATATCGTCTCCGAAATCGTCAGGCAAGGGAAAAGTCCAGTTACTTGAGGGCGTCAAAATAGCCGCTTCACTCAATGAGTAGAAACTTGCGCGCTGGAAGGTTTCTTTGTGGACTGTAATCAAAAGTCGGTAGATGTCTGTCCTTGCGGGCTTATCTCGCATTCCCGTGTGTGCATAGATAAGTTCAACGAGGTCTATCACTTTCATTTGGCATCACCAACCTCGCAACCCGTTCGTTAATCATATCCATCAACGCTTTGTTTCCGTTTTCCGCCTCTTCCGCACAAGTGTTACAAGCAGGAACCATCATCAAAGCAACGCTGTTTGCGAATTCGCACTCGGCGTTTATTACAGACGCTGTTTCACAAGGCTCGCCGCAACAGAAACAAACGAAACCCATCTCTTCAAACCAAAACGCCACAAGTTTCATCAGTTCCTCGGCAATAGCGTAGGGAATGTTCCCGGGCATAATAATGGCTACAGCTTGGTCTTCAGTTGCGACGGGCTTAAGTTTCTCCATACGGCATCACCTCTTAAGTTCGGGTAAGTAAGGCAAGACTTCTTTGGGCAACGCATTCTCCAGCCCATTCTGGATAATAAACTCAGCGGCTATCTTTGTAGTAATCGGGTTATCCCACATCTTGAACACCCAAGTCTCTTCTCCAGTAACCAACTTAACTTTAA